AAGAATGGGCTTTATCGCATGGATATAAAGAAGGATTGACAATTGACAGAATTGACAATGACAAGGGTTATACTCCAACAAATTGTAGATGGACAACACCAGAACAACAGGCGAATAACAGGAGTACAAACAAAAAAATAACAATTGATGGAATAACTGATAGTTTGGCCAACTGGTGCAAAAAATACTCTGTTAAAAGCAGTAAAGTAAATTATTTATTGCGGAAAGGCATAAGGCCCAAAGAAGCAATTACGGAGGTGATGATGCGCAATGGAGCAGATAATATGTGTTGATACACGCGAAAAGCTAAATAAAAAACAACACGTATTACAAGAATTTGACAGACTAAATATAAAATATGTACGATCAAAACTATTCTGCGGTGACTATACGCTACTTCATAATCAATCTATCTGCGTAGATTTAAAAACAGGCGGACTAAACGAAGTTGAATCCAATCTTATATCCGATCATGAAAGATTCAGAAATGAGTGTATAAGGGCCCAGGACAACGGGATACACCTGATTGTGCTGGTGGAGAGCGGCAGCGCGGTCAGGGAGCTGCGGGACGTGTACGGTTGGAAGAATCCGAGGCGGGTCTGGTGGGACAAGGTGGACCGGGCGCACAGCCGGGGCCGGATGCTGGACGTAAAAATTCCATCCAAACCGCCGACGGAAGGGCCGGGCCTGATGAAGATCATGCAGACAATGGCGGAACGGTACGGCGTGGAGTGGCGCTTTTGCGTGCACCAGGACGCAGGGAAAACGATATGCCGGATATTAGAGGGCTTGCAGCCGAGATAAAAGACCGGGTGAGCGCGTGGGAGATGGGCGTGCAGATGGGGCTGAACCCTGACCGGGAAGGCTATTGCCGCTGCCCCTTCCACGCGGAGAAAACCGGGAGCCTGCGCCTCTATAAACAGGGGCGGCGGGGGTGGTACTGCTACGGATGCCACGAGGGCGGAAGTGTGCTGGACCTGGTGATGAAGTATTACCAGCTCGACCTATGGGGAGCGATCCTGCACATTGACGCGGCGTTTCATCTGGCATTGCCGATCCTGCCGCCCAAGCCCCTGACCGTCCGGGAACAGCGGGAAATGGATTTCCGGCGGTGGTTCAGCCAGAGCCAGCGCGAAACGGAGGAGCAATACCAAAAAGCCGTTTTAGACGCGTTCTGGCTGGCCGGAGATTTTTACAACCAAATAGACGTTGAATTGCGTTCTCGCGCTCTCCGGGGCCTTTCTGAGGCTGAGAATGATGATTTCTGGCAGTTGGCAAGGCTGCGGGAGGATGCGCGGGAGGCAATGGAGGAGATGGCAGTGTATGCCATGGGAGGTGAAACCGATGGAATGGATCAGCGTTAAGGACCGGCTGCCAGACCGCAAGGGACAATACCTGGTGACTGCAACTCAGGCCGGGCATTACAGGCACATTACCGTCGTTACTTTCACGGATCATTTCGTGATGAACGGGCACCGGGCGTATTGGAGAGTGACGCACTGGATGCCGATCCCAGAAATGTCGAAGGAGGGATGAACCGTGAGAACAAAAAAGCGTAATGCCCTATTCGGGCGGTATCCTTCCTGCGATTTGTTAAACAATGCCTTAAGATATCTGCTGCGTAATAATGGCCCTGACCGGGAGCACGCAATGGAAGAAATAATAACGGCAATACATAAGGCAGACGGATACATCCACGCGGACATAGCAGACAAAGTAGAATCTTTTAACGAGTGGTATTGGGGAAAATATCGTGATGCCTGAACCGCCGAAGGAGGGCTGACAATGAATGTTTTGATCGGTTTGGCTGTTGGCCTGTTATTTCACCTCTTTGTGATTAAACCAATTGAGCGTAAGCGTTATAACGAAATGTGCATAAGGGAGGGCCTTGCGCCGAAGGAGGAAGAACATGAACAATAAAACCGCATTTGGAACGGTCATCGGAATGTGCGACAACTGCAGAAGGTTAATTTATGAAGGGCAGACCGTTCACTATTATGTGCGCTTTCAGCATGACCAGTATTGTTTCTGCGACCATTGCGTGACGGTGGTGGAGCCGAAGGAGGGCTGAACCGTGAAATGCGTAGACTGCCCGCACCTCAAAATCCTAACTGCGGCGCGAAGATGGATTTGGAGGAACAAGATGCACAGACCGAACAATCAGGGAAGTGATACGGCATGAGTGAACAGAGACAACAGCCCCATTTTACCGCTGAGCAGTACAGGCATGGAGTGGAACCCTACGAGTACCTGTACAGCATCATCAACAATCCGCGGGAGCACGCCCAGGAAAAGGCGCGGCTGATCGAGGAAAGCAAGGCGCTGAAATGCGGGGACATCCGGCCATTTTACAAGGCATATTTGGAAACGCAAAAGGCCGGGCGGTTTAGGGTGGACCAGGAGAACAGCACCCAGTTTACCGGTCAGGAATTATCCCTTGACTGCGGCCAGTACGACTGCACCGACGACGGCGTGATGGCCTGGACCAACCAAGGGCCGGTGACCATCTGCCCCCATCCCATTATGCCGACCAAACGGATCATCAACATTGATTCCGGGGAGTGCAAAACAGAAATCAGCTTCAAGCGTGGCAATGGCGGATGGCGCAAGGCCATCTTTGACAAGAGCGTGCTTTCCAGCGCGCAGAAGATCGTGCAGCTTGCCAGTCAGGGCATTGCCGTGGACAGCGAAACGGCGCGGGGCCTTGTGGCCTACCTCTCATGGATCGAGAATGCTAACTATTCCACCATCCCCGAAATCAAGAGCGTGGGGCGGCTGGGCTGGACAGCGTTTGGATTCTCACCCTATGTCAAAGATTTGATATTTGACGGGATGGAGCAGTACCGGCAGGCTTTCCAGGCGGTGCGGCAGCACGGCAGTCTGGAAGCGTGGCTGGAAGCAGTCAAGCCGATCCGGGCGGGACGCAACGTAGCAGCCAGGGCCATGCTGGCCGCTTCCTTCGCCTCCGCGCTGGTGGAACCGCTTCACGCCCTGCCCTTCATTGCCCACGGTTGGAGCAATGCTTCCAGCATCGGCAAAACCGTCATGCTCATGGCTTGTGGCAGCGTGTGGGCCAATCCCAGCATGGGCGAATATATCAAGACCTTCAACAGCACCAGCGTGGGCCTGGAAATGATCGCGGGATTCTACGGGTCCCTGCCCGTATGCCTGGACGAGCTGGAGCTCAAAGGCAACCGGCAGCAGGACTTTGATACCATGATCTATCAATACTGCCAGGGCGCCGGGAAAATTCGCGGCAGCAAAAACGGCGGCTTGCAGCGGGTGGCAACGTGGCGAAACTGCGCAATTTCCACCGGCGAAGACCCGCTGACCGGGAACAGCAGCAAGGCCGGGGCAATTAACCGCGTGCTGGACCTGAATTGTGGAGATGTACCAATCTTCGACAATCCCAAGGAATGTGTGCGCATATTTATGCAGAATTACGGATTCGCGGGGCGGGCCTTCGTGGAAACGCTGACAGAAGAAAACCTTGCCATGATCCAGGAAATGCGCGACGGCTTTTCTGCGCAATTGGAGGAGCAGGCCACGGACAAGCAGGCCGGAAGTGCGTCGCTCCTGCTGGCCGCCGATGCCTGGGCCGACGCGGTGATCTTTCACGACGGCAACAGCCTTACGGCGAATGAGCTTCTTCCCTACCTGCAAACAAAAGCCGAGACCGACGTCAACCAGCGCTGCTATGACTGGCTGGTGGACACCATCGCCGGGAATGTGTCGCACTTCAACCAGGCCAAGGGCCAGACCTACAGCATCGAGGCCTGGGGCGACATCGACGAGGAAAAGAGCCTGGCCTATATCATCAAATCCGTGTTTGACCGCATCATGAGCGCGGAGGGCTACAGCGGCGCGGGATTCCTTAATTGGTGCAGGATCAAGGGTTATCTGCAATCAGACAACGATGGAAAGCACCTTGGGAAAGTCAAGCGCCTGAAAAACGGAGCGCTGGCGCGGTGTATCTGCATCATGCTGCCAAATGAGGACAGATTCACCCAGGTGCAGGAGGGCTGGCCTGAATGATTGTTACCACAGTTACAGGGCTGTTACAACCTGATGGTAACACCTCAAAGCCTTATGCCATAAGGGTTTCAAGGGGGGTGTTACCACTGTTACCACCTTTTTGCGAAAATATACCCTCTACGTACAAGGCTTTTATTCCTCGATGATAAAAAAGAGGAAAAGCCCAAAAGAGAAAAAAGTGGTGGTAACAGTGGTAACAGTGGTAACAACCATTGATTTATAAGGGTTTGCGGGCTATCACAAGTGGTAACACAAGTGGTTACAAGTGGTAACACGATGGAAAAAATGGGAGGAATAACGCATGATAAGGGTATACAAAACAGGCGACGGGTATATGGGGATCGGGTCGAGAATCAAAAAGCTGCGAGTAATCATGGATATGACGCAGGCTGAATTGAGTTTTCGCACGTTTATCGCACCAAGTGTGATCTGCCGTATTGAGAGAGGCGATATACCAATCAGGGAAAACCAAATGCGGGCGTTAGAAAAAGCGTTTGGACTTTCAACGGGTGAATTACTGCAAGATGAAATCGAGGTGAAAATCTGATGGAAATCATCATCAACGAAACGCAGGACCTTTTGACCGTGGCGGCGATATTGGTGAAAAACGGGTACACCGTCAGGATGGGCAAGCGGAAAAAGGCGAACAGCACGAGCGCCTATGACAAGATTCTGATTGCAACGAGAGAGGGGGACACGAAATGACCATCACGCAGTATCAGGAATTGGCGGCCAGGACAATCAACCGGGAGCTGTCGCAGACACAATCAACCCACCATGCGCTGTACGGGCTGAGCGCTGAGGTCGGCGAGGTACTCGGCATATTCCAGAAGCACTATCAGGGGCACCCCATCAGCTATGTAGAGCTGCGCAAAGAAATTGGGGATGTGTGCTGGATGATTGCGGAGCTGTGCACGGTGCACGGGTGGAGCATGGAGGACATCTGCCGGGAGAACATCGCAAAGCTCAAAAAACGGTATCCTGATGGCTTCGATCCTGACCGGAGTATCAACCGGGAGGCGTAAAGATGCGGGCGAAAGATTTCTTTCTGGCCGTGCGGGACGCGGAACACAAGGTGAAGATGCTGCGGGCGAAGGAAAGAAAATACCGCGAATTGGCGTCCAGCATCGGCGGGATGAGCGAAACGAACATCCGCACGGTATCCGGCAGGAGCAGGACGGAAAGCGCCGCGGTGCGCCTGGTGGACGTGGAGGACGAGATTGCAGACGCCGGGGAGCAGTACGTGGCCCTGATCGAAAAGGCGGAAAAGGTGCTCGGCCAGATCAAAACACAGCGGTATAACGATGTGCTGACCTATCGCTACATCCTGGGCCTGAGCTGGCGAAGCGTGGCCGATGAGATGCGCTATCACGATGCAAAAAGCGTGTACCGGGTCCATGGCTGGGCGCTGGCCGAAGCACAGCGGATTTTGGATAAAATGGACGATATGTAAAATCTGGTCAATAATTCAAAATTCAGACCATCAAAAAAGTGTAGGAAATTTGAAATGGGTATTGAATACCACCTCTTGACAGGTGTAGAATGTAAGCAGTGAAATAGATTCACGGGAATGGACGGGCACCAGACCGCGGAGCTGTTCATGAGATCCACCTCCTTCTTGCAAATGACGCAAAAGTAGAGCCTACCCTGATACTCTACAGCATCAAGATAGGCTCTATTTTTGTGCCATCAATCCAGGGGAATCAGTTCTTCCAGGGTGCAGTGCAGCGCACGGCAGAGGGGACGAAGGTATTTCAGGGACGGGCTTTGCAGGTTATGTTCCCACTTCTGGACGGTGGTCTCTCCTGTTCGCCCTTCGATCCCAACCATGTTTCCAAGCTGTATCTGCGTCAGCCTTGCCGCCTTGCGCTTCTGCTGGATGATTTCGCCGATGGTCAATGCGTGTCACCTCCTGACCGGATTTTATCAGATTCGCGGATAATTCGCAATAAGAAAGGGTGTTCCCGATGGGCTAAAGCATAAACCCCAGTATCACAATCAGCACCAGGAGCCAGCAACAAGCGGCGTATCCATTGCCCAGGTATTCCAGCAGCATGATTTCCGCCTCCCTTCACCAGCGTAATTTGTTGCACAGCTCGGACAGATTGCGAAGCTGATAACCGGGATCCTTGCGGCAGGCAACCGTCAAGGCGCTGTCCATTGATTTGACCAGATTCTGCATGTAGCCAAGCAGATTGGTAAACTGCATGGCCTGGCCGCGAAAACTGGCGTGCATTTCATCAAGGCGCTTGACTTCCTTCTCGGCGTTCTCGATCTGCTCTTTGATCTTGTCGGCGTCTACCCGGCGTTTGTCCTGGTCGGCAATGGTCAGGTGGTAAGCATCATACCAGTAATCCATGCCGGGATTGCTGAGAACAACTTCCAGACGGTTGTTGTATTCTTTGTGCAGATATACAGCCTTGTATGTCGGAAACATGGCTTGCAGGTCAGGTTCAATCCGTTTAGTGCAGTATTTGCCGGTCAAGGATTCCAGCAGATGCAGGAGCCGGATTCGCTCTTGCTCGTGCCTGATCGCCTCGCGGATGCTGCTTTCCACCTGTTCGATCATTTCCGGGGTTATCTCTCTGATGCACATGGTTCTCTCCTCCTTAGCCCTGAATCATGCCGTGCTGATAGAGCTGATCGTCCAGCTCGATATAGATTAGCTGGTCAAATCCGTTCCAGGCGCTGGCGTCGGGATCATCGGGATTGTAACAGTCAACGGTCCAGATGATGCTGTCCTCGATGGCGTGGCGCTGGCCCTCTCGATGGCCCAGAATGTAGGCGGTGGAAAGTAGGATGATCGCGGCAATGATGCAGATGATTTTCTTCATGGTTGTGGCCTCCTATCTCAGTAAATATACATGATTTGCATCGGGGTGTATTTGGTCATATCGTTCTGGTTTTTCAGGGCAATTAGCTGATCCATGCATTCAGCAGGCGTTTTCCCTTTGATGGTTCCGTGGTGCTCCTTGTCATAGTCGGGTGAAAAATCCGGTTTCCGCTCGTACCACTGGATAAACATATGGATCATGGTTCTATCCTCCTCGTTCTGATTGTTGGGCTCTCGTTGCCCTGTGCAAGGTCGATCTGCTCGGCCCTGCCCAGGAAAACGCGCTTATATGTTGTCGCGGTGGATGATGTAGAACCTTTCACGGTTTGCGGCGGGGAGAACCTTTTCGATAAATTCCTCGGCTTGGAAGGGCAAGGAGAACCAAGCGCATATTGTCCGCCCGGCCTGTCCGTCGTCTTGCGTGTCGCCGGAAATGTCATAGCATACGGCCCAGTTGCAATCGTCGAATGTTTTCATGATTTTAACCTCCTCAAAATTCTACGCATTCTCTGTCCCAGGTGTGAACGCTCTTGCTGATTGGCTCCATGCTGGCCGCGAAGCTGTCACGCTCTGCCGCTGTGCTGAATGATCTGCTATAGGTCGCTTCGCCGGTTTTCAGGCTCCAGGAAACATAATAGGCGGTGTAAGTTCTCATGGTCTTTACTCCTTTCAATCAATCATGAAGTGCTTGCATTGCATGATACATTTTCAAGAAATATTCCTTCTCGGCAGGGATTGCTTTGCTTTGCGCGGCGTTGTCAAGAAAATGATTCGCGGCAATTTTTAAGGCAAGGTCGATCAATTCTTCTTTGCTCATGTTGGTTGCTTTGATTGCTTCTTCCTTCGTCATTGTCTTCCCCTTTCTGGCCGTCTTGCCGATGCCGCAGCATTTTGATTTTGTTAAGCAACCGTGATTCCAACCTGAACGCCTGCCAGCTTGCCGCCCTGGTTCCTGATCGTCTCGCTGCCGTGCATCAGCCGGATCTCATCCAGGCTGTAGCGCTTCTTGCTGTGGCTGATGCTGTTCTCGTCGTGCCAGTACCATGCAACCTTGTTCTTGCTGAACCTGTAGCCCGCTTCCTTCAAGCGCTCTCTGTTGGCGTAGGTGTTGCCAGTTACCCACAGCCAGGAGCCGCACAGCTCCACCGTCACGCCGTCCATGTTCAGGGTGGCCGCTACTGCCTCGCGGAATTTTTCCGGTGCTTCGCGCTCTTCGTCTCGGGGCTGGTAGGTTTCGCCGGTCGCGGTTTCCTTCGGGAGCTTCCGGGCCAGCTCGTCATATTCCGCATTGATCGCCGCCATGGTCGCATCATCGCCGCCGCAATCGGGATGGTGAATCTTTGCCAGACGCTTGTATTCCTGCTTGAGCTGATCCAGGGTCTTGCAGTGGGCGAAGTATTTGATAGTCATGATGTTTACCTCCTCTTGTGGTGCACATTGTTTTCGGTGTTTCCTTTGATGGCTGTATCATAACACACCCTTTTCGATGTGTCAAGTCCCTTTTTCAGAAAATTTCAAGTTTTTTTTAGAAACTTTTGCTTCCGCTTATTAAACTTTTGAAAATGAGTAAGTTTTGGGTAAGTCTTTGAGATAGGCTCAGAACGAACGAGAGCGGGGGCCTCCCGGGGGCAGCGGTCAGGGTGAGGCGTCCGTGTGGTGCTCAGTCCGATTGTCGGCGGTTGGCTGCCAGCGCTGGCGGATCAGCGCAACGATCAGAAGATAGTTAGATACAATACAAGTAACTTAGAACATACTACCCACTTCCACTACCCACATTGTGACAGAGCACATTGTGACAGAAGCATTCTGGTTTGAATGCATATCAAACGAGCTGCTTTCCCCTGCTGATCCTGGTGCCGCTGCGGCGAAGGGGCACCCGGTATCCCAGGGGGTAGGGGGTCCGGTCGGCCCCTGGGGGGCTGATTGTGGGCTGGGACTCCGACCATCCTCTATGGCGCATATATATAAAAAAATCATCATCCACGGACATCACCGCCCCGATACCTACCCACTACCGGGGCAAGGAGGGATCAACCATGGCAAAGGTAACGAACGGGCACAGCTTCGGGCTGAACGTCAAAGAAGCATTGATTTGCACGTTGGACGCGTACGGCACGAAGGAAGAAGAAATCCTGCGTGTGCATTATGGCATTACGGACATGAGCACGCCGACGGAGAAGCGGCTTGCATCAACGAAATTTCACAAGCTAAGGGGAAAACCGGGATACGCTGACTGTTACCGGTCGATTGTAAACCGGGAGATGCTGGGGCTGTATTCGCGGAGCCTGCAAGTGCTGGACAAGCAGTTGGATTTGGACCCAAAGAGTGCGAAGGAAGGCTGGCTGGCGAACAAGGCGGCGAACGACGTCATCAACAAGTACCACGACACGGTAATGGGTGTGAACAGCAACGAAGTTGTGGTACGGGTTGATGGGATGCCGACGCTGGGCAAGCCAGAGGATGCAGAAGGCGCTGAGTCTGATTGATTACGATACAGTATCAGCCGACGCCGAAGCAGGAAGCATTTCACAGCACACCGGCGAATGAAGTGTTATATGGCGGGGCCGCAGGCGGCGGCAAAACGAAGGCGCTGATTATGGATGCGTTCTTTCGGTGCCTGACTTATCCGCACACGACAGCGGTTGTGTTTCGGAGGACGTATCAGGAACTGGAAGACACGGACATCAAAGAGGCGAAAAGCAGCTATCCGAAAAAGCTGGCGACATACAACGCCGGGCGGCATGAGTTCAAGCTGGTGAATGGCAGTCAGATTTTGTTTCGGCATTGCGAGAACGAGGCTGACCGATTCAATTACTCCGGTATTGAGATTCAGTTTCTGTATTTTGACGAGCTGACCAGCTTTGAGCAGAGCATCTATGATTTTCTGAAAACCCGCTTGAGGGCGAAAAAGAGCCTGGGCGTGACGCCGATTGTGCGGAGTGCCAGCAACCCCGGTAACATCGGCCATGGATGGGTCAAGAAGATGTTTGTGGACGCCGGGCCGTACATGAGCATTCAGACCCAGGAGATTTATTCTGAGGCACTGCATAAGGCAAAGAAGATCAGGACGCAGTACATCCCCGCACTGGCAACGGAAAACCCGTTCATCACGGAGGATTATATCTTCCAGCTGGAAACGAAGCCCGAGGCGCTGCGTCGGGCGCTGCTCAATGGCGATTGGGACAGCTTTGAAGGACAGGTATTCACCGAGTTCAAGAATGATCCTGCGCATTATGCTGACCGTCTCTGGACGCACGTTATTGATCCTTTCCCCATTCCGCTGGACTGGCCGCGGTACATGAGCTTCGACCATGGATTCACAAAACCGTTTTCTGTTGGGTGGTGGGCGGTTGATCCTGCTGGACGGGCCTACCGATACAAAGAGTGGTATGGGTGTAAACCCAATCAGCCGAATGTAGGGCTTGAGCTTACTCCCCGGCAGATTGCGGAAGGGATTCTTCAGCGGCAAAAATATGAGATGGACAACAATATCTACATTGACGCCATAGCCGACCCCGCTAATTTCGATAGAAGCCGAGGGGATAGCGTAGTCGATCAGATGGCGCCGCATCCGCCGGAACCTGGCATTATGTTCCGCAAGGGTGACAACACACGGCTGGCCGGTTTGATGCAGGTACATGAGCGATTCAGGTTTGATCCGGAAGGCAGACCGATGATGTATATATTCAATACTTGCAAAGACTTTATCCGCACGATTCCGACCCTGCCTTATTCGCAGACAAAGCCCGAGGACGTGGACACCGACGCCGAGGACCATATCTTTGACGAAACGCGGTATTTCTGCATGAGCAGGCCGACCACGCCGATCAAGAAGGCCAAGCAGGAACCGAAACCCTACGACCCTTTCACGAGGTAACTTATGAGTGAATACGAAAACCTGACAGAAGCCGCATTCACAGAACAGCCGCTTGACGAGGAACAGCAAAGGCTCCTCCAAACGGTGTATGACCGGCTGACGATGTTTGAGGAAGGATGCAGGCCCTACCATGAGGCGGCGCGGGAAGCGCGGGCCATTATCCGGCTGCAAGACGATAAGCAGGACCCGCCGGGCGCGACAGAAAAAGCCTTGCAGCTCCAAACGCTGAAAAGCACCTTTGACAATTGTGTGGCCGATCAGATGCAGAACATCCCGGAAGCGAAGCTGCTGCCGGAAACGCCGGACAAGCAGGACGCCGTGGACGATCTTCAGGACCTGGTACACCACGTGGTGTACGAAGTCAATAACTTCGAGGAAATCCACCGTCGGCGGGCCGAGGACTTTTACGGGCCGGGCACGGTCATTACGCAGATTGCCTGGGACGAAGACGCCAGCTATGGCAAGGGCGACGTGGCGATTATTCGCTGGCCGATAGAAGCCTTCCTGTGGGACCCGCAGGCGGACAGGCTGGAAGATTGCCGGGCGGTGATGAAGCTATCCTGGCACCCTCTGAGCTGGTACAAGGAGCACTGGCCGGAAGCCGCGCCGTACATCGCCGATGAGGAAGACCAGTACAATCAGGTCGGCATGAGCGATGTGCAGAAGGAAAAGCTGAGCAACGACGAAGGCCGGGCCATGATGATTGAGTATTGGTATCGGGAATATGACGCGAAGAAGAACCGGTATTCGATCAACGTTGCGTATTGCGCCGGGCACGCGCTCCTGGAGGACAGCACGAACGTGTACATGCACGGCATGTATCCCTTTGTGGTGGAGCGCTGCGATACTATTGAGGGTTGCCTGGCCGGTGATGGCATGGTGAATGAGCTGACGCCGATGATGCGCTACATCAACCGCTATGCTCAGTACATCGACATGAACCTGCGCATGAGCAGCAAGGGCCGTCTGCTGACCCGGCGCGGCGCGAACATAGACAAAGAAGCCTTGGCCGATTGGAGCCAAGACATTATCGAGGGCGACCGCGTGACACAGGGCGAGGATGTGACCTGGCTGCAAAACATGCCGTTTAATGGCATGATCTCCAACCAGATGTTGCAATTCCAGACAGACCTGAAAGCAGACGCAGGTGCGAACCAGTTCACCCGTGGCGAAACTACAGGCGGTATTGTTTCTGGTAAAGCAATCAGCGCATTGCAGACCGCGGGCGCGAAAATCCAGGTATCCAGGACGCAGATTCTGAACAATGGCTTCAAGCAGATGGTAAAGCACATCCTCTGGCTGATGGCGGAATTTTACGACGAGGATCGGGTGGTCATGGTGACTGGCCGTAAAGATGGGACACGGCGGAAGATTGCTATGAACGCGAAGAAATTCTTTGATAAGCCGAAGAAGGGCGTGCTGGCACCGCCTCCGTACACGGTGCAGGTGGAGTGCGTTACCCGCGACCCGTCCAGGATCGACCAGATCAACAACCTGTACATGCAGGCGTTCACCATGGCCGCGCAGATGCAGCAGTACTTCCCGCTGTCCGCTTTGTTCCGGCTGTTGAACATCGAGGGCAAGGACAGGCTTCTGCCGGTGATCGAGGCGAACGAACAGCAGCAGGCCACGATGCAGCAGATGCAGCAGCAGATCGAACAGATGACAGCCCAGATGCAGCAGCTCCAGCAGGAGAACCAGAGCTTGAAACTGACTTCCACCGACCTGACAAACGCGCTGGCAAGCGCTGGTGTTTCTGCCAATCAGCAACAGGCAACGGCTGCGAGAATGCCGCAGGCGGGAATGCCACAGAATACCCGGCAAGCCCTGATTGATAACGCCAGGGCGGAGCTTATGCGGCCAGAAATTGAGGAGTGAGCAATCGCTCCTCTTTCTGATATATTGCGCTTTTCCCGTTTTCTGCGGGAAGAACGACGGCCGGAAATGGCCTTAAAGGAGGATCACCCATGGAAAACACGGTCGAAAACAACAACATGGAGCAGCAGGCTGTACAGGACGACGCTGTATTGGAGCCGTTGCAGGAACAGGAAGAACAGCCCATTTCCAGCCTGGACGAAATCACTGACCAGCCGGAAGAACAGCAGCAGGAAAACGGACAGCAAAGTACGCAGGAACAGCCCGCCAAGAGCGAACCCGGCTGGATGCGTAAAAAGATGGATGCGGCAGTCAGCAAGGCGCTGCAAGAGCAGGAAACCCGCCTTCGCGCTGAATTTGCCGCTTCGCTTGAGCCTTTGCGCGAAAGCATGTATGAACGGCAGGCTGAAGCCCTGGTTGCTTCCGGTGAAATTAAGTCCAAGGAAATGGCGCTGAAATACGTCAAGGCGATGGCGGGCGTTCCGCCCTCCGAGCCTGAGCAGACGCCGAAGACGCAGACCCAACCCCGTACCCCCGATGGACGGTTCGCCTCATCCCAGCAGCAACAGGCGGAACCCGACGCGGAAACAAAAGCCCGCGCCCGTATCCTGGCTGCGCAGGCGGACAAGATCAAATCCAGCAAGGGCCTGGATGTTGCGGCCCTTTTCCAGACCGACCCCGACGTAAAAGAAAAGATACTCAGCGGAGAATGGGATTTTTACGACGTTGCGGAGGCTATGAGCCAGCCCAGACGCCGGGTGCCTTCTCCTGTCCGGTCCTCTAACAGCGCCATGGGCGCAACTGCCGACGCTGGTGCAATCGCCAATATGAGCGATGCACAGTTTGACCGGTTGCTGAAAAATCTTGGCGAAGGGAAGGTATACGACATGCGCAAATAAGTAAAGGAGTGAGCTTTATATGCCTATTACCCCCAATGCGGCTTATAACACCAACTATACCTATGACGCTGGTGTAGCGCCGTCGGTTATCAAGTTTTACGAGCGTAACTTCATGAAAGAGGTTATGCCCGAGCTGATCCACAATCGGGACGCCCAGAAGCGTACCCTGCCTCTGAACAACGGCAAGACCATCCAGTTCACCCGGATCACCGAGCTTCCCGCGATCACCACCCCCCTGGTTGAAGGCGTGACCCCGGACGGCCAGAAGCTGACGGAGACCGCGTTCACCGCCATGGTGAAGCCCTACGGCGGCTATATCGCTGTGACCGATGAATTTAACTGGTATTTATTGGGGAACAAACACAAGGAAGCCAGCGAACGCCTGAGCCGTCAGGCCGCGCTGTCCCTGGATACGATCAGCCGTGACGCGCTGCATGCCGGTATGAACGTGCAGTATGCTGGCAGCAATACCACTCGTGGCACCATCGCCCCGACGGACAAGCTGACCTATGCCGACATCAAGAAGGCTGTGCGTACCCTGCGCCGTGCGAATGCGAAGCCCTTCTCTGATGGCTATTTCCACGGCATCCTGCATACCGATGTGTACTACGATCTGACCAGCGATACCATGTGGACCGACGTTGCCAAGTACCAGACCACCGAGAAGGTGGAGAAGTACGAGCTGGGCAAGATTTACAAGGTGCGCTTCTTCGAATCCACCAACGCGAAGGTGTTCACCGCCCAGACCTACATTGTTGGCACCACGACCGCGATTGCCGCGTCTGCCAACTATGATGCGACCAACCGTGAGCTGACCACCAACGTCACGATTACTCCCGACATGGCCCGCGATCTGACCGGTCGATTCGTGAACGTTCAGTACACCAAGAGCAGCACCAACTATGTGACGCCCATGTGCATTGAGAGCGTGGACTATGCGAACAAGAAGATCAAGTTCCGCTGGAATCCTGATGCTTCCGTGTACGCTGAATGGACCACTGCTCAGAGCCTGACCATCGTGCCTTATGGCGGCGGCGCGTCCGGCGCTCCCGTGTATTCCACTCTGGTGTATGCCGAAAACAGCTATGGCTCTGTCGAGCTGGGCGGCAATGGCCGGAACGTGGAAATCATTGTGAAGCCCGCTGGCAGCTCCGGTTCCGACGACCCCCTGAACCAGCGTGGTTCCATCGCCTGGAAGGTGCGCGGTTTCTGCACCGTGATTCTGAACGACAACTACATCGTGCGCATTGAAAGCGGCGCGACTGCTTAACCTTGATCCCGGCGGGGCTGCCAAGTGTGGCCCCGCCTTTTTGAAAGGAGCATGGCTATGCCTGCAAAGAATGCTACCCCCACCGTCATGAATGACGGCCTGACTGTTGCGAATCCTATTGTTGAGAAGAAAAGCACCGTCCCTATGGTGTCGATCTATATTCCCCCCGCCCCGGAAGCTGAAGCTGGTATTCAGGTGGACCCCTACGAGCATGTGACGATTAACGGCGCTCTCCCCACCTATGTGCAGCGTGGCGTCCAGGTGGAAGTGCCTGTGCCCGTGTTTATGCAGCTTCGGAACAAATACCCCAGGCTGTGAGGTGACGCGCCATGACGGTGGAAGAAATCAAGTCCGAAGTCATGTTCCAGACCAACAATGACGCGGACGACGTCGGGGACTTTTTGCCGTCCCTGCTGGGCTATATCAACGATGGATATGACCGGCTTGTGAAGGTGTGGACAAAAAGCCATACGCCCCAGGTAGATTATCCGAGGCTGGCCGAAGATACGGATGTGCCGAATCTGCCGGAATGGATACACCGTTATATCGCTGACTGGGCGACCTGGCTTGTGTATCGCAACGGAAACCCGTCAAAGCAGAATCGTGGTCTGGCTTTCAGAAATTCCTTTGAAGAAATCTGTTCTAAGATCGCCGGTGACGGTGGCGCTGACGGTATAAACCTTGACGGCACGAACAAACAGTACAAACACTTTTTCAATATTCCGAGATAAGGCGGTGTTGTTGTGGCGTATTTTAGTCTGCATAGCTACGATGCGGATGTATGGATCAGCGAGTTTCGCGGGCTGAATCAGTCAGATACCGGCTTGAATCCGAATCCTGTATACGCCGCAATCGCTGAGAATGTCGAGACGCCTAACGGTGTATTGCAGCCCCAGGCTGCCTGTCCTGAGCTGGCAGGTGAGTTTGAGAACCGTGTGGAAACTCTGGCCTCCTTCTATCGCCGCTGGTATGAAGGCCCTGGCAGCAAGGAATGGTATATATGTGCAAGCGGCGGGAAACTGTACTACAGACAGGCCGGGGATGATGGCGGCGCATGGGCAGAGATTGATTTGCCGTCCGGCATTGACGCATTTCAGAGCAACGTGTGGAGTTGGGTCACTTACGAGATTAACCCGGAGAACAGTGATGATACGGTTGACGTGCTGCTCATGAGCAATGGCTTGGATGGCATGATCATGATCGTGCCGCCTGACCGTCCGACAACCTGGGGAGACACAAAGGAACACACCTGGGGATACCTGCTGGACATGACCTGGCTGGAAGTCAGTTCCCCTGCCTGGCACATTATCACGATTGCGACCGGCGATAAAAAATTCGGCGTGATCGAGCGCTACGCCGAGCGCATCTGGGCGGCAGCCATTACGGACAATCCTGATATGCTGATGTATTCCCGCCCTTATGATCCTACTGACTGGACCGGGCCTGGCGTTGACGAGGAACCGGAAGACGCGGCGGGAGACATTCTTCAGCCAACGTGGGACGGCGATAGGTTTTATGCGCTGAGACGGTTCGGGGATCAGCTCTTAGCATTCAAGAAGAACCGGGTGTTCCGCATCCTGAACACAGACCCTGGCAGCTATGTAATCAAGGAACAGTTTGGCGGCGGCACTGAGTTCTTCAATACGCTGGCCGTCGATGCCGAACGTGTCTACATGGTGGGCGACCAGGGCGTGTCTGTTTTTGACGGCATGAGCACATACCCATTCTGGCGGGAACAGGCAAGCGAGCTGTGGAAAACGATCAATAAGTCCGCCTTGGATCAGATATGCGCCACACTGTACCGGCAAAAATACTATGTCGCTTTCCCCGTCGGTGACAGCCCTGTCAACAATGGAATGCTATGCTATGACCTGAAAGAGAAAACGGTGCTGTACTACAAGGATTTCAGCGTCGAGGCATTTCTGCCGACGGATGGCGAATTATTTATCACCAGCTCTACGCTGCCCGGAAAGGTGCTCCGGCTTCGTTATAATTCATGGGATGAGAAGACGGTCCGTGGCGCTGCGACACGTTGGGTTTCTCCCTGGATGGACTTTGGCGTAAAGAGCATCCAAAAGGGCGGCTTTGAATTATATATGATTCCTGAGGTGCAGGCCGAAGCAGTGACGCTGAAGATCAGCATACAGACCGAAAAAAAGCTGAAAACAAAAACCTACACGGTCCAGCCCCTGACCGCTGAACAGCTTGAAGCGAACAAAGAGCACCGTGGAAAGCGCCTTCATTTCGGCGGCACTGGCCGGAAATTCCGCGTTGTTATCGAGACTGACGAAGGGGTTACAGCCCCATGGCGTTTGATCGGCGGGCTGCAATTGATCGTCGAAACAGACCCAGATTGAGGTGAACGCTATGCCGAGAAAAACTCCAAACGTGCACCAGCACGAATCATTGCGGATACCCGCTGATTGGAAAGCGCAGGACAGGGCGTTTGCCATGCAGATAGAGCGTATCTTTGACGATATATACAACCGGCTTGGAAACATCCGGTATAAGGACCTGAGTGATGAACTGAAAGCGCGGCTTCCCTCGAACGAGACAAGCCCGTAAAGGAGTGAGTGTATGTCTACTACAACTGCAAATTTGGGGCTTGTGAAGCCGGAGTATTCTGATACGGCGGATATTCAGAAAATCAATCAAAACATGGATAAGCTGGATGGTACAGCTGGCGGAACGATGAACGCGATTGCTATTGTGGCAAACGGGAATACTCATATGGCTGTGCTGTCCGGCCAATGTGTCTATGTGCGGGGGCATGCGTCCCTTGCTGAAGGATTGTATGTTGCAACAGCGGCAATACCAGCAAACGGAACGCTGTCCACGTCTAACCTGACTGCGGTATCCGGTGGCGGGCTGAATATGCTACTGCCTCCAAACCAATATCCTACGAAGCCTGAAATGCATTCCATTTCCGATTTACCGTCTTCGTATTCAACTGGGTGGAGTTTTCAGAACAATGGGGAGGAAACAGATTTCCCCATGTCTTTTTCGCTGTTGTTGACTTTTCGTCATGGCGGACGAATTTGCCAGTTTATCATCAGATATACAGGCGAAATGCAAGTAAGGTCGGCCGACAATGACGTGTGGAACTCTTGGAGAGTCATATGCTAACATAATGAAAGTGAGGAACACAAAATGGATAATAAATTTTTCTTGCACCAGATCAAGCACACGAACGGCGTTTATGATAAGGGCATCGTGGTAAAAGATACATTTGACGCCGCAAAACAGGGTTATCATGCCTATCTTGGCGCGTATGCCTACGACCACGACGCGACTACGGATTTTGTTTCCTGCATGATCACTGACCAGCTCAGTGGCATTGTGCTGATGGAAGAAATCTGGCACAAGGAAGAAACACCCGCTGAATAATATTTCCGCATAAAGGAGGGCAGCAATATGAAAGAAGTTATCCGCAACAATGACGCAGTATACCACGGTGTAGTGGCCGAGGAATACCTTTTGCAGGGAAATGATACCGTTAGCGATTTGCCGACCGGTGATGTGCCTGTTGGTAGCGTGGCCTATAATGCTGCTCTGACTGTCATGTATATGTTTGACGGTACGGCGTGGCGGGAAATCGGCGGAGGTGAATAACAATGGCATTTGATCCTGTAACTTTGGGGGCAGCGGTTCAGCTTGCGAAGGATCCCGCAACGATCAAGGCGTCCGTGGAGGACTGGCTGGACGACCACCCGGAAGCTACCACGACCGTCCAGGATGGCAGCATCACCAAGGCGAAACTGGACAGCAATTTGCAGTCTACCGTGGATGATGTTACAGAGTTAAAGAGCGCTTTAAATCAGATGACCCCAGTAGCGACATCGTCAGATATTGGTAAAGCTTTAATTGTAGAATCCATTGCTGACGGGAAACCGAAATCGTGGAGATACGGAGAAGCAGGAGGCAACATTATATCGGATGAGCTAAAAGCTGCATTGCTTCAATTGGCATCTAAAATCGCATACATTGATACAAACGGAAAAGATTATTATGACGATTTGTATGATGCTCTATACCCAACAGCAAATCTTATCAGTATTGCTGCCGTGTTTACACAAGGAGAAGTGACGATTTATAATACTGATTCAATTGACAGTTTGAAACAGTATCTTTTGGTAACAGCATATTATGATAACGGAACAAGTTCTGTTTTATCGGCAAACAATTACACATTGAATGGATCACTCGCAGTGGGATCATCCATAATAACAGCATCATACAACGGAAAAACAGATAATTTTAATGTTGTGGTTACAGACGGCTTTTTGCCTGCTGGGTATACAAAGCATGACTATATATATAACAAAGTAAGAGACAATAACAGCATAATCGATACAAAGCTCGCGCCGCAATATAATGGCGTTGGGTATGAGCACAGTATTGAATTCATGATGACAGTTAATGCGAGAGGAGCAGCGGATTGTTTGTACGGGCTCAGAGCTTATAGCGGCAGTGATCCACGATCAAGAGCACTGTGGGCAAAGAATCTTTCTGGCACGAATATGATTGCGGCGAACTTTGGCGGGACGGATACGGGCTTTGTTCAAAATATAAATCTCAACACAAAATACAAGAGCGTAACAAAAAACGGCAGATGGTATATTGACGATACATTAGTAATGGACAATATGGATACCGGGAGCTATATCGAACCACAAGGCGGTACGATTGGAATATTCGGAATATATACCCAGACGACTAAAGGCTCCTCAATTTTCGAAGGAACAAGAATATACAGTTTTAAGGTTGTTGATTCTTCTGACGGGAGTCTCGTTGCTGATTTTGTGCCGTGCGTCAATTCAAATAATGTTGCTGGACTTTACGATAGAATACGGAGAGCGTTTTTTACAGCAGCAACGACGTCAAATGTAGAAGCAGGTGATGATGCATAATGATTTATAATGTTGATTCAAACGTATTGCTAAGCCCGAAAACGAAAGACGGGGCAGATACGGATATATTATATGATAAAAATGGGGCACAGGTATTTGCCGGGGGGATTGACTACAGAACATACACAAAAACGGCGTACTGTGGGTTGGCATTGGCCAATATGCAGGGGTTTGATATCAACAGCGGAATCATTTTCCAGTTTCGCGCCGGATCAGCTGTGAATAATACGATGTGCACGATAAATGCTGCGAATGGGAGTATTATACAAAACAATATTGCCGCGAGCTCTGAGCATGGAGACAGTGCTTCATTTTCAAAAGAAAAATACAACGAAGCGGACGATTATCCACTGCTGTATGTAACATCGGACACGAACCCGGCAAAAGTATATGTGAACAGAGTGACGCAGACAACATCTTCGTTAGTAAAAACATTGGTATTTCCATTGGATAAAACAGGTTACTACGCCGCACATGCTTATGACGAAGAAAACGGGGTCATGTATATGATTGGATACTCAGAACGGAATTACTTGTCAAGCAATGACGGAAGTAACAAAACTGTGATAAGCAGATGGGATATGACAGAACTCAATGATAACAATGATGGCACATACACCCCCGCATACATATCAAGAACTGACAGGGAGTTTATATACTGTACACAGGGGCAACAGTATAAAAATGGCATGATATGGATTGCATCTGGATATACAGGCAGTGCTGAGAGCTATATTTATGCACTGAATCCTGATACAGGTGAAACGGTTGTAACAATTGACCTTGAAACAACAACAGAGGTCGAAGGCTTAACGTTTATAAGTGGCAATGAGATGATTGTCGGACTGGCTGGAGGGACTTACACAAAATACACATTCGGAAAAAGAGATTGAAGTAACACAATAACTCTACAAACGCTGCTGAAAGGAGGCGATAAAGAATGTATACGGCGAAGGACGTGGCGGCGCTGATCGAGCGGATGAAGGCGGAGGGCGCGGGCAAAGCGGCCATCATCTGCGCCGTTTCCAAATGCTGCGTCGGCTGGCCCTACGTGTTCTCCGCGGCAGGGGAAATGTGCACGCCCAAATGGCGGCGCAACCGGATGGGGTACAGCAACGAAAAGTACAGGCAGGCCATCCTGGATAACTGCCCTGTGCTGCGCGGCGTGGCCGACACCTGTGCCGGCTGCAAATGGGACGGCGTGCGCTGCTTCGACTGCCGGGGCTTCACCCGCTGGCTGCTGGAGCAAGTGGGCGTGCCGCTCTTTGGCGAAACCGTCACCACCCAATGGGAAACGGCCAGCAACTGGGCGGCGAAGGGAACCAGCATCCAAACGATGCCCCGCGGCCTGATATGCTGCGTGTTCCGTCCCGGCCACACGGGGACGCACGTGGGCGGCGGCGTCATCCGGCATTGCAGCGGCACGGTGAAGGAGGAATCCCTGCCCGGCGTCCCCAAGTGGGAGCGCTGGGCCATCCCTGCCGGGCTGTACACCACGCAAGAACTCAGAAAGGCGGGACTTACCGTGGACGAAAGCAAAAACATCCCCACCCTGCGGAGAGGCAACCAGGGCGAAGCCGTAGAAGAATTGCAGGCGCTCCTGAATGCTAAGTATGGCGCGGACCTGGATATGGACGGAAACTTCGGCAAGGCCACAGAGGCGGCAGTCAGAGCCTTCCAGAAAGCCCATGACCTGACCGCTGACGGCATCGTCGGCCCGAAGACCTGGAAGGCGCTGGGCGTATCCGGTAACATAAACCCGCCTGCCGATAACGGGAACAATAATCTCGTACCATCTGAGACTGATACACCGCCGACCACCATCTGTATCCCGATGTCCGACTGGCAATCTATCAAGGCCGCTATTGCTGTGGCGTATAACGCAATAAAACAATATGAGGGGTGATGTTTATGGACTGGAGTAGCATAGTCCCGGCGCTGATTACTGGGCTGTTATCATTGGCTGGCGTGTATTTTGCGAACAGAAAAAGCTCTGCGCTGATTGAGTACCGGCTCAAGGAGCTGGAAAAAAAGGTGGACAGGCACAACCAGGTCGTGGAGCGCACATATCAGCTCGAAGGGCGTATGAACGAAGTAGAGCACGACATAAGAGATTTGAAAGGAGCAAAGTCATGAAAATAAGCAACAAGTGCTACGACATCCTGAAGTATATCGCCCAGATCGTCCTGCCCGCGCTTGGGACCCTGTATTTTGCCCTCGCGAAAATATGGCAGTTTCCCTATGGTGCAGAAATCGTCGGCACGATCACGGCGGTGGACGCTTTCCTGGGAGCATTGCTGAAAATCAGCACCGACCAGTACAATCAAGAATTGAAACCGCCTGAGGATTTTGATTAAAGGCGGGGATAGCCATGAACGACCTGTTTGTATTTCAGAATCCGAATCCGGCAGCAAACCGGAAGATGCTCTGAACAGAATGCAGAACCGATAACCAAAGGCCGCCCCGCTCTGGGGCGGTTTTTGCTTATCCACAGGAGGGATAAAATATGCCCCAGAAAAGATCGACATACGATGAGCTGTACGGGCAGCTTCGCAAAAACAACACCCCGCCTAAAAATCGGCCCGGCCCCACGCAGACGAAAACCACTACCAGGCCCGGCCCCGCGGCTGAAGAAGCAGTATCCCAGCCAGTGCAGGCTTCGCCGGTTTATGATCTCCCAGATGATGGATTGTATTTTACCGCTGATGGCCTGAGTATGCTCACCAATACTCCTGCCCAGCAGGCCGAGGCTGTCAGCGCCGCGGTTCCCCAGGCAGAGGCCGCGCAGCCTGAGCCGTCCAACCTGGAAAAAATTCTGCAAAGTTTGATGGCGCAGTATGATTCGACCAATGTGTACACACCGCGGACAGAGGCAGAGCGCAGGGCTCAGGCTGAGGGCGAATACCAAACCCACTATGATTCCCTTCGGCAGACCGCACGGCAGCAGCAGGAACAGAACGATCTTGCCCTGCAACAGCAGTTGGAAAACGATCTGATCACCTTGCAGCAGCAGGGGGACAGAAGCGACCTGGCATTGCAGCAGCAGCGAGCGGGCTTGCAGGATACCTACGACCGGCAGCGGGAGGACAGTGCGCGGCAGTACCGCCAGGCCTATTCCCAGGCGGACCGGCAAATGCTTGGACGCGGCATGCAGCGTTCCTCCTATGCGGCTCAGACGTTGGCAAATATCGGGCAAAAGGGCGCGGAGGCCCAGCAGCGGCTTTGGGATGCACAAGGCGCTGCGGAAGGCAATATCGACACTCAAAGGGCACAGCTTGCCGCGCAAATCGCCGAGCAGCGGGCTAATGCCTCCAGGCAAAGTGACGCCAAACGCGCCCAGCTTGCCCAGCAGTTGAACGCCCAGCTTGCGCAGTACGACAACAGCCAGAATACCGACATTATGAACCGGATGCGGCAGTTGGAGGATCAGGACTACACGCGCACGCAGGAAAGCCAGTCCACGAAAAATCAGTTGGCCGCGAATATCTATAACCTGCTGGTCAATGCCGAGAAAAACGGTATCAGCACCGGCAGCGGCAGTTCCAGCGCAGCAAGCGGATATGGCGGTGCGGCGGCTGCGGGCGGCTCTGCCAGCGGCTATGCTGGCGGCGGCTCCTCTGGTTCTGGCGGCGGTTCTTCCGGCAGCAGGGGAAGCGCCGGGAATCCGTCTTTCAGCCAAAGCGATTACACGAAAAGTATTGCAGCTATCAAAGCCGGTAAGCTGAAGGCGAATGAAAGCCCCATTACCACCCTGGGCGGCATAGCGGCGGCGAATGCATTTTACAAAACAAATCCGAGCGCATCTACGGTAAAGAACGCAGGATCAGGTGCGCAAGTATCTGGTGCAGCCAAGTCGGCTGATCTATCCACTACAGCAGGTTTAATCAATGCTTTGACGCCTAAATTTCAGCCCGTTGCTTCTATACCTTCCTCGTCCACCGTTCAGCTCTCCGGGCCAGTGGACAACTCTTTCCTTGGCGCTCTCAATCAAATGGGCGCCTCTGAAAATAAAACGTTTGAAAGTGAGCTGCAAAAAGCACTCGCCAGCAAGAAAAAGTAATAGCAGGAGGCCGAAATGCTAAGCTACAGAAACCTTGACAGACGAGATGAGTTTGAGGAGGCGGCACGGCAAATATACGCCGAGCAGGGCCGCGAAGCACCTGTTATTGAGCCTTCGACGCAGGAGTATTCAGACGCTCCAAATTTAAATGCGCCATCTTTGATTGACGCCCATTTTGCGGCTATGGATTCATCGCCGACAGTGGCTCAGGCGGTCAGCGCCTTCCCCGCACAGCAAAGCGATTCTGGCCTTGGCACTTCCGGCCTCTCTGCTCCATCTGACGAAAAATGGTGGTCCGGCGAAACGCCCACTCTGGCGGAATACCAGGCCCAGCTTTACCGAATCAAGGATACACTGACGGATGATCAGTTTAATTCGTTGGCTGCGCGGATCGACGCCATGAAGAACGATCCTACAAACGGGTTTTATTATAATCCGTATAAAGACGGCGCAACCAGCCCATATATTGACGCAATCGCCAAGTTGGGTATCGACGTAAGCGGTGGGATCAATGACGAGTGGATTGCCAAGAATCAATATTTGCTGCGAGGTGCACGGTATACAGACGCCGGGACCACCCCTGCTGCGCCGACAAAAACCAGTACGCCTGCCCAGAACGCGGCATATTATTATTACCAGCTTCAAAAAAATTGGAATGATACAAAAGAGGTCCTTCACGAAGAAGAAGAACTGAAAAAGGAAATCGCTTACTGGGTGGGCCGTGACGATCTGAACCTATCCGATCAGCAAATTCTTGACAGTTTAGACTGGAATAATAAGTACAAGTATCTCCAAGGTCTGAAAGACGCGCAGTCAGCGGGCACGGGGGGCAAGGTCTACAACTATACCCAGGCCATTGACTATAATCCCGATTATTTGCAGGCGTATATCTGGCAGGCGCGTAACGGCGGCGGGTCCGGCAATATCGAGCTGGACGCGGTATCTGCCGCCCTGGGCCGTGGGAACGTATGGCAGGAGAACAAAGAGATCAGTGATAAGCTGGATTTCAAGAGTGATAACTTTAACCCCTATCAGGTGAAAAGCACCTTGGACGATGCCGCGCAGTATTTTGGCGTGAAATCCTTTGAACCTGGCTGGGCTGAAAATGTAGCCAAGGACATTAACTGGGATAACCCGGAAGAAGTAAAGAACTGGCAGCTTGTATATAACGCTGAAAAGTTTACATCGCAGGCAGAGAGCGAAGCAAAGACAATCAAAGACCGGGTAGATTTTCTGATTGCATCAGGTATTACCGATCCTGTGGAAATCGAAAAAGGGCTGTGGGATAAGTGGGGAGAAAACGATCCGGCCCTGTCCGCACTGAAAAAGCTGGATGACAGCCTGGTGCGTCCTGACAAATTGGTTGACACCACCCGGCCCATCAATTACAGCAAAAAAGAGCTGGAAGCCTACATTGCCGACCAGTGCGCGAAGGCGAACAGCACTGACAGTCTGCCCGCGTTTGGGATGCGTATGACCGAGATGATGGGCACAAACATCGTGCACCCGGAAGGCCAGATGCCCGCACAGATGGACCCCTCCGCTACCGTTGCGCCGACACAAGCTACAGTGGAAAGTATCACCGGTGCGCGGCCCAGAGATTTGATGACGCCTGTACCTACAGAGGACGTTAAACCCATGCCGACGCCTGCGCCTGTGGCTCCTACGTTCACTCCGACCCCCGGCCCCAGCGCTACACCTGCGCCTGACGCCCGTATGGTTGGGCTTGACGGGACAGCGCCGACCGAAGCGCCTGCCGCGGCTGAAACCACCGCGCAATATAACGAACTGGTTACCAGGCGTGACCAGCTCATGCAGGAACGGGAGAACGTTCAGACCCGGCTTGCGGAGAATGAACTGCCCCTGCAACAGCAGAAGATTGTCGCCAAAAAGAAAATCGACGACCTCACCAAAGACCTGCAAACCGTCCAGGCGGAAATCGACCAGATCAGCCCCGCTTCGACCCCCGAGCCCGTGACCAATCAGGCGGAAATGGCCGTCAACGACGCAAAGACAGAATCTATTCGGAAGGCCGCGCAAATCATTTGGAGCATGGGCACCAACGATGAAAAACTGGTGTTCAGCATGGCCCCCGTTTCCAATGCCGAAAACATTGCCGCCGATATGAGCGACAGCGTACAAAACGGTGTTGCTACTGCGTCCTCTCTGTATTCTACTTCGCAGAAGCAGGCGAATGATTTTACCGCGAGCTATTACGTAGGCGCAAAGCAGGCCGTGGCGCATTATGACGAGATGCAGAACGACCTGGCCGAATTGAACAAGCAGCGCGGGCAGCTCGTGTCTGAAATCAATGGAATTGCCATGTCAAGAGACGCCGAACAGCGTGCACACCTTGACGGCTTGCAAGCCCAGCTTACGATACTGGATCAGAATATCGCCCAGCAGGGAAAGGCCATTTCTGACTTCCAGATGCGCTACAATCAGGCCCAGGGCGAACTGAAAACCATGAACAGCATGTATGATGCTGCCGCCGCCCAGCTTGCTATGAGCGAAAACCCCGGCATTGACCTGTCCACCCCACAGGGGCAGCAAGCCATGACCGAAGCGAAAGCCAAGGTTAGAAGCCTGAATAACTCCGTTGATCTGGTTATGAGTGTTGGCAGCCAGTATACGCCGACCGAATGGGCGCCGAATACCGTGTTTCAGGAACTTGAGAAAAACGGCTACACCACCCAGGAAGTTGCCCCGTATGCGCAGTCTATTGCTGCGGAAGCCGACAAAAAGCTGGCCGCTCTGAACCAGGCCGTGGAGCAGATGGAAGCATCCGGCATGGCGATTCCCGGCGATTGGCAGGGCAATGTGGATCGGGAGCGGGCACGGCTGGCAAAGCAGAAGCAGGAAGCGGAGGATTACCAGCTCAAGACCAACGAAGATTTTGCAAAGACAACAGATGATTTCGCAACAGATGTGTTTCAGGCGACAAAGAACGGTGAAAGAAAATACAATTCTCTGACCCGTGACGTTGTTGCCTGGCTGGTTGGTTCGAATGATATTCCTGATGCTTATTTCACATCCGATGGACGGAAACAGCAATATGATACTGTGTCCAATATGTCACCGGATGAATTGAAAACCTATCTGTATATCGCTGACAAAGAAGGCGAAGAAGCCGCCTATGGATATTATCAGCGTATTCTGGATAACATTCAGGTCCGGGCCACCATTTCGCAGAATGAGGAATTGGCGAAGTTTGCACAGGATATGCCTGTGCTGGCCGCCATTACTTCCATCGGGATCAGCCCCGACACGATCAAGAGCGCCGGATATGTGGCCGCGTCTTTGCTTTCCGGGCAGGAAATTAACCCGTACAGCCGTTTCTTTGATTCCACCTGGGCAACGGGAACACTCGACCAGAACGCGAAGGAAACGCTTCTCAAACCCCTGCAAGAGGGCAGCTTTGCAAAGTCTATTGCTGGCCTTGGCTATGACGCTGTGACCAGCGGTGCGAAAAGCCTGCTCAATTCTGCCCTGACTGGCCCTCTGGCTGGCGGGAGTGCCATTCTAAGCGCTCTGCCTATGGGCATTCAGGCCGCCGGTGTTGCGGCACAACAGACCAAATTGCAGGGCGGCAGCGACACCCAGGCCGCATTGATCGCAGGCGTAACCCTGGCCGCTGAAACCCTCAGTGAAACCATTACCACCCAGAATATCGCACAGGCCATTGACAGCGGTGCAAAGGGCGTCAAAGGCGCAATGAAAAAAGTGCTGTCCAATGACATGGTGGAAGAATTTTTTGGTGAATCCATAAACCAGCTCGTGGAAAGCGTGGCTGATGATGTTGTCATGGGCGAATTGTCCCAGCGCAATCAGCGCATCAAGAAATACGAAGAAACCATGAGCCCTGACGAAGCTGTTAGGCAGGCCGACAAGGATTTCTGGAAAGATATTTTGGCCGCTGGCGTGACGGGCGCTCTGTCCTCTGCCGGAACCAGCGGGATCAGCTATGTTGCTGGACGCCTGGCCGCCACCCCCAGCGCCACCGTCGGCACGCCTGAAGGCCAGCTTCGTGCGAACATGCTTGCCAATAATGGCCTGCCCACGGATCACACGGTCAACGACCGGACCGCCCGCACGGTTTCCATGCTGACGGCTTCCCTGACCGCGAACAAGCCCAGCCAGGTGCAGGCTGTAAGCGCGGCGCTGTTCCCCGTTTCTGGCGAAGCAGCTAGCCAATTTGCGGCAATCTCCGCGGGAATGCGGCTGTCTAACCAGTTGGGCACCGAACAGGCCGTAGCGCTGACGCAGGACGTGATTCTGTCTGCCGCCCAGGAAGGCGCAGACGCGGATACTGTGAAAAACGCTATGACCATTGCGGCGCTTGGCCAGGGCGAAGCCTCTGAAATCCTGAACAAGATGAACAGCAACGGGATTGAGTTTGGGGATATTAAGGCGTTGGTGGATGCCGCGGTCCGTGACAGCCTGCGTCCTGCCGTTGTAAAGCGGATGCAAAATATTGTCCACAACGACCGTGTGACCCTGCGCGAACGCGCCCTGATTGGTGATGGCGCTCTGGCCGGAGTAAGACCCTATGAACAGGCGTACAGTCAGGCACAGGCCCAGGAGGAGCAGACACAGGCGAATCTGGAAGCTGAACAGGAACGTGCTAAAGCTATGGGTGAACACCTGCAAACCGTTCAGGCCCAGCATGTGGAAGACCCGGCCAATCCGGCCCTTGCCGGTGCTATGAAGCAGGCTGTCAAGGACGTGGCTGGCCAGGTAAAAGTGGTGGGCGAATATCAGCAGGGCCTGGAGAATCAGCAGCAGAAAAAGCAGGACGCGGAAAAGGATCTGAACCGTGTGCGCGAGGAAGCCATGACCAAGGTGCGTGAGCAGGCCATGGCGGATGTTCAGGCCGAGGAACAGGCAGAGGCGCAGGCGGCAGCGGAAGCCCAAACAGCGGCAGAAGCCGCGGCACTGGCCGAAGCGGAAGCCCAGGCCCAGGAAGCGCAATCTCCCGCCAGCAGTCCGAATGCAGGCACCGTCTACACCAACGATCAAGTCCCTGTATCCTACCATTGGGCGCTTGTTCCCGCCTCTGACCTTGTAACCAGCAACACGGACACCGGCGAAGCGAACAGCGCCTATCCCGCCGAATTGCAGCCCCGTGACCGCACGCGGGCAGCCAGCCAGGATCAGGTTGCCGGGATGGTCCGCAATCTGAACCCTGCCCGGTTGGGAGAAAGCGCAGACGCGCAGAACGGCGCTCCGATTGTTGGGCCTGACAATGTGGTTGAAAGCGGAAACGCCCGAACCATGGCAATCAGGCAGGCAATGGCAAGCAACCCCGAAAGCGCGGCCCGCTACACCCAGTATGTGCGCGACAATGCGGCGCGGTTCGGCCTGAATCCCGATGACGTTACGGACAACAGCGTGCTCGTTCGTGTGCGTGATACCGATCTTGACCGCGTGGCCTTCGCCCGTGCAGCCAACGAAAGCACGACAGCGACCTACAGCCCCAGCGAAAATGCAAGAAGTGATGCCGAACGGCTGACCCCGCGTATGATGGAACAGTTCGCCCCGTCTGATGCAGGCAGGCTGGACAACACGGAGAATCACGCCTTCGCGCTGGCCTTCCTGAATGAGATCATTCCCGAGAGTGAACGCGGCGCGTACATGCAGGACGACGGTTCGATCAGCCAGCAGGGCTATGACCGTATTCGCAATGCAGTTTTCCAGCGGGCCTATGGTAGCACAGCCTTGACGCAGGTCCTGACCGAAGATACTGACGGCGGCTCCAGGAACGTGATGAACGCATTGCTAAAGGCCGCTCCCCGGATGATGGCATTGCAGGATGCAGTGAGCCAGGGCGAAGTATACGACACGGGCCTGCCGCAGAAAATCGCAGAGGCAGCTCAGCGCTATATGGAGCTGAAAAACGCAGGCATGAACGTGGAAACCTATCTTGGTCAAACTGTTATGCCTGGATTCCAGACCGAGGACGAAGCGACAAAATCCTTTATGCGGCTGTTTGAGGAATACCGGCGGTCAGGAAAGAAATTGGCCGAAGCGCTATCGAGCATTGCTGATGTGGTGGAAGAAGTGGGCGACCCGAGAGCAATCTCTTTCTTGGGTGATGTTGAAGTCCCGTCTCTGCCTGAATTGATCCGGCAGGGCGTGGAGAGGATGCTCCGGCCGAGAGACCTTGTAAGTGCTTACAGGACGAATGGTGTAAAAGTATCTCCCAGCCTTACCCCGCAACAGCAGCAGGCACAGCAGCAGAATCAGAACCGGAACACAGGAAATGTCGTTTCCGGTCAGGAGACAATCAGGCAATTGACTGACGATCTGGGCATTACAAGAGACGCACGGGTAAAAAAATTCCTGCGTGGCTTGAGAAGAACCGCCGCCGGATATACCATGAACAACGGCATTATCCATACAAGAGACTTCCAAGGCGCTAAGGTTGCTATGCACGAGATTGGGCATAATTTGGATGTTCGTTTGGGTTTGCAGGACATGGTAAACCAGATGGGACCGACAAAAATGGCCCAGCTTGCGCAGGATTATTCTGCAAATATTGATCCTGACTTCTTGCTTCAGTATTCGCAGGCAGAAATACCAGAAGAATTGATGGCAGAATTCTCCTACGTTTGGGCTACGGACAGAAACCAGGCCGTAAACTGGGCGGGAGAAGATTTCGTCAATCAGTATGAACGCGCATTGCAGGATCATGGTTGGCTGAAAGCGATGCAGACCGCTTCTGAACAAATGCGCCGGTGGGCCGACGCTTCCGGCATGGATCGTGCTGAAAGCATGGTACGGCTTGAAGTGCCCCAGAAAGTGCAGGATAAAGTAAACTTAAATCGCGCACGGTCCATTATTGCAGATCATACACTCCCGCTTCAGGAACTTGCTGACATTGTGGCAAGAGCAAGCGGAAACAACCAGGCAAGCGCAAACGCCAGAGAATTACTTCTTGCACGGCCGACGCTTGTTAAAAACCTGTCTGACGGTAACTTGTACGGCACTATGCTTGATATGCACGGTGATGTTGTGCGTCGAGCTGACGGCACGGAATACGGCAGCCTGGCCGACATCCTGGAGAACATCGACCGTAAGGACGAAAAAGCATTCAACACCTACCTGTTGGCACGGCTGGACATTGACCGGAGAGCGCAGGGAAAAGGGCTGTTTGCTGAAGGCATTGACAGTGATACGCTTGTTCGGGAATATGAAGCGCAATATTCAAATTTCCGGGATGTATCAGACAGGCTATACGAATGGTACAACAAATTCTTCGAGACCTGGCTGGTTGATACCGGCATTGTACCGCGTGCACAATTTGATGCCATGCGGGCAACGGCACCCCATTATGTGCCGCTCCATGCCGCCGACGAATCAGCAGACAGGCCGAGCGGGAAACAGCGCACGGATGGCAACCCCGCCCGCGTGCTGGAAAGAGCGTTCGAGAGTGACGCCAGCAAGTATAATCCTGTCATGGGGCTGGTTGAGAATATCGAAAAGTATGTCATGACAGCTAAAACCATTGAAGCGCTGAGGGCCTTCGATGCGCAGATGATGTATGCTCTGGAAAATCAATTGGACGTTGGAGCAATTGCCGAACCTGCCCAGCATGATATGGAAAGAATCAATCAGGGCAGGGCGAAGCGCAATATCGCCGATGCGGTCAACCGCGTTCTGACCGGGATGCAGCAAAACGGCACAGTTTCCCAGCAGGATAGTCAGGCGGTCATGGATGCGATTGCAAATGTGGCCAATTTTGACTACGTTGTACACGACACGGCAACGGGCACAGATGTTATCAATATTCCTATGGCTGACGGTGAGGTTCATAGTTGGACAATCTATAACCCCGATCTGCTGAAAGCCCTGACCATGACCAACAACAACGGGAATATCAGCCCGATAGCCCGCAAGCTAATCAATGGTATTTCCACTATCACAAGGGCATTGTCAGCGAACGTTACGAGCAGGAGCTTGAAGTTCAGCGGTCAGAACATATTCAGCGACGTGGAAACTGCGGCGACCACGGGCCGGACCGGGCACAATAGCGTCCTGGCCGACATCCTGGCCGGAGCGCGGCCGGTACATATGGCAAAAGAAATCGTTGCCGGGCTTGATCTGCTTCGGAATAAGATTGCAGATTCAGCCCTTGGCGAACAGATGGGGCTTGAAACCAGCGAACGATATGACGCTTTCAAACGCTTCGGTATGCTTGGCAGCCGGTATGCGTTCCGAGATTCTAAGACCCAGAAGGAAACCAGAAACGCGCTGTATGGTGGACACAAGTCCTTCGGCGAAGCGATCCTGGATGTAGTGAAATCCCCCCTGAATTTTGTGGAAGCAGTCAGCGGATTCGGCGAAGAAATGACGCGCTACAATGCGTTCGCGCTGAGTGGATTCGACCTGTCCACCTATGAGGGACGCTTGCAGGCGGCCAAAGCAAACCGCGAAGCAACGACAGACTTCAGCAAGTTTGGCTCTGGCAGCGATTCCGAAGCGTTCAAAATTGCAAAAGCGGCGATTCCGTTTATCAATGCACAGATACAAGGTATTGACAAAACGCTGGACACCCTGCATGAAATCAGGAATGATCCTCGCCGCCGGGCCGTCCTTCTGGGGCGCGTTGCAATCAACAGCCTGATGATGGGCGCGGTGACAGCAGCCTTCCGTAATATCGTCTGGGGTGATGATGAAAAAGAAAGCTATGAGGATCTGACCGACTACGAAAAGACCAAATTCATCCACCTGTTCCGCTGGCCGGATGGCACATGGTTCAAGATGAAACGCAGTCAGGATATGGCCGTGCAAGCCGCTGATCTTTTGGGTGAATACATTGGCGAAGTATCGAGCGGATACGAAGGAGATGCTTTCTCTGATCTGGCCAACGGCGCTGTGGAAATCATCAAGAATGGCATGGTCAGCACGGACACCAGCTTGCAGCCTTTCTTTGACGCCCTGAACAATCAGACCTGGTACGGCAGCGACATTGACACCTACAACGACAAGAAGATGTCACCGACAGCGAGGTACGGCGTAGACACTTCCAAATTTGGCAGAGTAGTAAGCACGCTGACCGGCGGGGCTATAACGCCAAAGGCGGTAGACTACGCTGTAAAGCAGTTCATGGGCAGCGCCGGAACGTTGGGGACTGCACTTCTGGATACTGCTGTTAGCTCCTGGGACAACAAACGGTTCAGCGGTCAAGCCCTGCTTAACTTCCTGAATGATGAGGTTATCGGTGGGTATATCGTTGATCCGGTATACTCGAATAAGGTAGCAACGACATTCTATGATGGCAAGGAAAAGCTGGACTTCATGCAGAACGAAATCAAGAATGGCCGTACACCTGAAATGTTCAGAAACAATCTGACCCAGGAAGAAGCGAACAAGGCAGCTAAGGAGCTGGAAACCATGCTGAGCAAGGGCGGCGCGGTGTACGATGCGAACAAGCAGTATTCCGACATAAAGAAGGAATACAACGCCGTCATGAGCGACGACACCACCTTAACCTCTGTGCAGCAGGCAGAAAAGGCGCGGGAGCTGCGGCACCAGATGAACGTTGCGCTCCTGACCGCAAACGCCGCCATGGGCGACTTCTTCAACAAGTACGGGTACAACAGCATCTTCGACCAGGCAGCCATGAACACCATGAACATCCTGTCCGGGGATACCATGAAGAAAGTACCCGACACGAATGCTTCATCCGGAAGCACAGACATTCGGCAGGACCGCGTCACAACGACCAACCCAACCGACGACGTGAGAAAGAACCGCACGACAAAAACCGACAAGGAGGACGTGCGGAAAAACCGCGTCAACCCCTGAAAATTGGCCCCTTCGGGGGCCTCTTTTTTGTGGGTAGTAGTGTGGGTAGTAGCCCAAAATTACCCCATATTACGGGAAATTATGTTCTCATTCTCCAAAACATAAGAAAACCCGCAAACCCTTGTAGAATAAGAATTTGCGGGCATTTCCATTATCTGGGTGGAGAGATTTGAACTCTCGGCCTCTTGAACCCCATACAATAAAGATTCAAGGCACAGCCCAGATAAATGGATGTTTTGTGGGTAGTGGCGTGGGTAGTTGAGGAATTTTATTTAATGCTATCGGCAACTGCGGAGAGATCGTCCAGGGCGATGCTCTGATACTTCGCCTGGGTGAATGCGTAGTCGGTATGACCCATGAGGGCGGCTTTGGCCTGATCGTCGCCAGCGGCGGCTTTGAGCTTGTCGGCGTAGGTGTGGCGGGCACAGTAGGGGGTTTTGCCCTCGGCAATGCCCAGGCGCTTCATCATAGGAATGAACACGGATTCACGGAAATAGTTGTGGGTCATCTGCTTGTATCCGGTAAATTCACCCTTGCGGTTGTTCGTGACCATGGGGAACAGATATTCCGTGTTGAGCACGCTTTTGCGCTCCTGGATGATGGCGGTGATCTGCGGGGGGACGGGCACGCGGCGGTCACGGCCAGCGTCGGTCTTGCTGCCGCCGGTCAGAAAGGTGACGCCGTTCTCGGTGTGGAGGCTGGACTTCTTGAGCGCCAGGAACTCGCCGGGGCGGAAGCCCAGATAGCACATAGCATACACGTATTCGGCATACGGCTCTTGACCGATAGCACGGCGGATAATCTCCAATTCGTCCTCGGTGATGGGGTCGCGCTGGATGGTTTCATGCTTGCCGATATAGAGGTTTTCGGTGATGTTCTTGGGGACAAAATCCCTGTCAAAGGCATAAGCCCAGAGCAGGCCCGCCGTGACCTTCATGTTTTGGTGGGTGCGCTTCCCGGCGGGGCAGGCGTCCATGCACTCTTGCAGATCACCCGCCGTGATGGTGTCGATGTAGCGGCCAGAGAGAGAGGCAAAATGCTTGTAGGCGGAGCGGTAGCAAACGATAGTGGTCTGACCGACACGGGGTTCATACCAGGGTTCCCATGCGTCGTAAATCTGTTGGAGCGTGGGGCGGGCCTTGGGGGCCTCTTGGGTCAGGAGCGTGGAGCAATAGGCCAGCGCCTCGGCCTTCGTGCGGAAGCCGCTCTTGCGGCGCTTAATGGGGATCGGGTGACCGCCGGGGGCGTCGGGCAAACGCCAGCCGACAATGACTTGGGCCTCCCAGACCTTGCCGCGCTTGTAGGCGCAGCCCTGGCCGTTTCCTTGGGACTTGGTGCGGGGCATGAGACTTCCTCCTTCACAATTGCAATTTGGTTGCAATTTGGTTGCAATTTCGTGGCATTGACAATTTTAATTCGCATTTAATTCGTTTTAATTCAATAATCTTGAGACTATCTTAAGATTATTTAAGATTATTCAAAAGATAATTCTCGTGTAAGTTCGTGTAAGTTCGTGTAAGTTCGTGTAAGTTCGTGTAAGTTATGCGAGCAGTCAGGCGCAGCGTACAGATTTGGCACTCAACAGCCAGATATGGGCGTTACTGGCAGCATATGTAAACTGGAAAGATTTTTCCCTTTACGAACATCTGTTCTCATGCTATAATATCCCCAGAAGGAGGAGATACCATGCAGACAATTAGAGAACGGATATTATGGTACATTTCGAGGATCAGCGACGAGAGAGCGCTCAGGCGCATCCTGGCATTCGTCGCCCGGCTGTTTCTGGCCGGGGGAGGAAGGGGCGGTTAAACCCCTTCTTTTTTTATGCGCTTTAACATCTCAAACCATTTGTCGCATTCCTCGTCCGGCAGCTTGGCAAAGGCTTTCATGATGGCCTTGGTAAGCTCTGATTCTCCGGCCAAGTACTTATCCACCAGCGCGTCGGTATCCATAGGAAGGAACATTTCGCCCTGGCCGGTGGTCAGCCAGCGATAATCCACGTTGTAGGTGGCGCAGATCAATTTAATGGTAGATTCGGAGGGATTGTTTATCCCGCTTTCGATTTTTGATACTGCCGCATCAGATATTCCAATGGCTTTTCCCAATTCTGTCTGTGACAGTTTCAAGGCTTTTCTCATTTCTTTTATTCTCTCGTTCATGCTTTCACCTCCTTTCATCATTATTATATCGCGCTTTTCTAACTTAGTCAAGAAAATTTTCAAAAACCATTGACATTTCTAACTAAGTCTGATAAAATACCTAACGTAAGCGGAACAGAACGGAGGTGAAACCGAATGAGCGAACAGAAAATCAGCCAAGCCACGGAAGCGCTGAAGGACCTGTCCGACGAGGACAAGCAGTTTATGCTGGGCTATGCGGCTGGCCTGACAGCGAAGCAGCCTGAGAAGGAAGCGGAGAGCAAAGGCGAGGAGGCGCAGGCATGACCCACGATGAAAAGATTGCCTTCCTCCGGGGCCGGGATGAAGAAACCGTTGCCCCGTGGGTGGTGGCGAAGGTGCTGGGCGGGGACCCGTACTGGTACACGGTAGCGGCAAGAGCCGGAAAGCTGGACTTGCCGCACATGTGGCGCGGAAGGAACCTTAGAATCTACAAACAGCCGTTGATCCGGCTGATTGAGGAAGGAAGATTGTGGAATGAAAATTGCGAAGAAATCCCGCGTGGAGAACAGCAAAACGAAGCTGCCGCCGACGGGCATGAACAGTCAGGAAGCGCTTTCTCGGCTGGTGGGACTGTTCAAGGGGCAGAACCTGGGCATGGCTGCTGGCTGGCTGCAACAGATGGGCACCGAGACCATCGACTATGCGCACGAGCGGTGTGAAAAAATCGTCAACAATCAGCAGCAGCGGATGATCGGCGCGGTGGAGATGCTGGGCGCGATGCAGGTGATTGACGACACGACCACGGACACCGCCTGCGGGCTGATCCTGAGATTGGAGTGAGGGCTGACAGATGCAAGCACAAGAAAAGCAGGATAAATCCATGCAAAGATACGGGTTATATGCTGAAATCGCCCAGGAGATTTACGACCAAGACCCACAAAAATACCGGAAAGAGACGGTAGAAAGCCTTTGCAACCAATTAGCTAAATGCCTTCTGGAAGCTGGAATTATTGAAGTGATTGAGAACAATAATTGCTCTAGCGTGGACGAAGAGACCGGACAACCTATGCTTACTACAGCGATCGGTGTAAAAATCCGAGTGGTAGTACCGGAGAGAAAGGTGGATGCGACATGAGCCATTGGGGCAAATGGAGCCAGGAGGCCAAACAGGTGGCGCGGCTGATAAAACAGCTTCGAGCGCAAGGGAACACCGAACCGCTGGCGCTGGTGGAGGAAAAGGAACTGCTGGATAATCGCGTCTGGCTGGCGAAGCGGGACTATGAAAACCAGCTCATGCAGCGGGTGATTATCGGGACGACCAAGTATGAAAGCATCTGCCAGGCCTGCGAGGATCACGAGGAATGCAAGCGGGAGCAGAAAGACAAGCGCGGGTGTGAAGAATGGTGGCTGCGCTGGCTGACGGAGGAAGAAGAAAAAGCCTGCATTGACCGGGCGACTGCGCCGGGCGCGGTGCGAGAGCACACAAACGAGGACGAGGGCGAAGCGCTCCCGCCGGGGGAAAGGATGGTATAAAAATGAAGGTAATGTTGTGTGATCGTTGCGGGAAAACATTTACAGGCAACGAGGAAGAGAAAAAGGAAAGTTACCTGATACAGAAGCGCAAACCCATTGATAGCACATCCAGTAGAGGGAGAATAACCTTTTCGCGTATAAAATGGGTTCCAGAAAAACGCTATGATTTATGTGATGAATGCATCACTGAACTGAAACATTTTTTGCGTGAGGAGGAATAAACCATGTGGCTGCTGATTGTGGCGTTCGTGCTGGGGTGCCTGGCGCTGATTGCTTTGTCGTTCGACCCGGAGCTGGACGAGAAACGCCGGATCAACCGGATGGCCGACGCCAGCAGGAAGGGCAAGCCCGCGCCTGTGCGGCAGCGGAGCCGGTATATTCAGGCGGGGCTGCGGACAAAATAAAAGGCCCTGCGCCGGGGAAACGCAAGGCCTGAACAGAGGAAAAGTATCCAATGGCTATTATAACAGAGGAAAGGGGAAATGTCAAATGACGATCAAGGCAAAGCTGCTTGAGATGCAGCGCGAAGCAGAGCGGAACAAGGAACACGTCAACAAATGGAAGGAGGAGAACCGTGGAGCAAATACCTGACCACCCCGACATTCGCAAGATGGAAGCGTGGGGCACACTGAACCCGGAGGATGATTTCATCCCCCATTGCCCCGTGTGCGGGGAGGAGTGCGAAACACTCTATCAGGATAGCAACGGGGAGATCGTGGGCTGTGACAACTGCGTGGAGCACTTCGATGCGTATGACTATCTGGTGGAACAGATGGAAGAGGACAGACCGGAGGAGGAAGAATAACCGTGCGGGTACTGGTGGCGTGTGAGGAGAGCCGGGAAGTGTGCAAGGCTTTCAGGGCCAGGGGACATGAAGCGTATTCCTGCGATTTGCAGGAGTGTAGCGGAGGGCATCCTGAATGGCACTTACGGCAGAATGTTATACCGCTGCTCTCTGAGAAATGGGACATGATTATTGCGTTCCCGCCATGCACTGACTTGGCTGTGTCCGGTGCTCGATGGTTCGCAGAAAAACGAGCAGACGGGCGGCAACAGCGAAGCATTGAGTTTTTCAAGCTGTTTGCAAACACGGATTGCCCGAAGGTAGCAATAGAAAACCCCATCGGCATAATGAGCACAGAATACCGCAAGCCTGATCAGATCATACAGCCCTATATGTTCGGGCATGGTGAAACAAAAGCAACATGCCTATGGCTCAAAGGTCTGCCGAAGCTGACCCCGACAAATATAGTGGAGGGGCGAGAACATCGGATATGGAAAATGCCGCCTGGACCTGAACGGGCGAAAGAACGAAGCAAAACCTTTCCCGGCATAGCAAAAGCAATGGCGGAACAGTGGGGGTGATGGCATGAAAGAGGACACAAAACGGGCGATGGAGATCATAGCGCCGATGGCGAAGGAACTGAACATAGAAGTGAAGGCTGACGATACGTTCCTGTACTGCAACGGACAGGCTATCGGGATTGGCTGCAACAGCACCTATGCAACG